CCCATAGCCACGCGCCAGACACACGTCAACAATCTCCTGGATATGGTAGCCACGATAACAGTAAGGTATTGGTTGTTTTGGAAACCACCTACCTGTTCCATCATGGCCTAGCTCCTCGATGAGAACATCAGGCTCTACATCGAGGAGCATTGCAAGAGAGTATACCAGACACTGGTTCTCTCCACTACGCATTTTAAGCAGCTTCACTTTGCTCCTCAAGCAGTGACTCAGGAATCTCAATGAACTCAGTTGCTAGTTCTTTAAGATCACGACTAATACCACACGCTAAGATGACGACATCAACACCACGCCGTATTGCCCAATCAACAACAGGGGATAGATCACCATCAGCAGTCCCAAGAAGAATCATGTCGAATCGATCGATCATGTTGACAATATCCATTGTAATGCCAACATCCCAATCAGCCTTACGTCGTAGCTCTTGATTCTGGGTATAGGTTTTGACTGCTTTGAACTTAGTCTGAAACCCAATCTTCTCAAGACAGTGTATGAAGCCAGATGCTTCATTACTCATCTGGGAACCGTAGGCTATTACCTTTGTCAGCTCTCCAAAGTCGCGTATGAAGTCTAGATACTTTCTGTAGTCTAGTTTGCGATACTCATACTTTTTTCCGACGCAGTAATAGATATTACTGACATCGACGAAGACACCAATTCTCTTCATAGAAACCTCTCATCTAAAGCTCTCCAAGTAACACCACCAATTAGGTCGCTTGAATAGCTTCTGATATTCTGATTCTTTTTCAGAAGTCAGAATCCAAACTCCCGAACCATTCGCACAGATTTTTGGAAAACACTCTAACTGTGCTGGTGTAAATCTAGAACCTTTGAAGTTAGGTTTCTTAACTTCAATCCAACGTTGTCCATATGTGCTATGGCAGGCAAACAGATCAGGAAACCCCGATTGAAAAGTATTGCCATGAGTCACTAGAACATACCAGCCTCTGATGGCTAGCATCTCTTTTATAGCATCCTGAATCTTTGACTCAGGGCCCTTTTTGAAGTTTCTATTCTTCAGTGGTTCCACAATTTAACCAGGCGAGGATGAGTAGTTGTATGGCTTTGATCATATGTTTGTGGTAGCCCATCTTACGATAAGCGTCACCACCACTCGGGTCTTGACCAATATGGTTTCTAATAGAACGAGCAGCATGGATCTCCTCAATAGCACGCAGCTCATAGTATTCAGGGCTCCCCTGCTCCGAGATGACCTTCATCGGTCCCGGTTTCCGGGGATTGAATACTACTTCCTTCAGAACTTTCTTTATTTTTGTCACGGAGATTTTGAAGTTCGAGTTGGATCTCTTCATTTGTAATACCTAATCTTTCTGTAACAATCTTGCTAATAACAATGAGTTCCATCATTTTAAGAACAATAGAGTTGACTCGGTCGTTAAGCTTTCTTAGCCTTATCCCGGGTCTTATTTTTAATCTCTTTGGCACGGAAGCTCCTCTTCAGGAAAGGGGGACGTTTGCGACTAACCATACGAGCACGCAGTATTGATAATGCTTCACGTAGAAGCACGACTTCTCTATGCTCATCAAAACCGCCCCAATCCCTATAGCGTTTCCAAAGCTCAGGAGAAAGTAGTTCCTTAATTTTCTGAACTTGTGCAAATTCTTTCTTATGAACCTTGCACATCCACTTCCAAGCTGGCCGAATGAATGTCATTTTGATTGTTGAACATTCATCCTCGAAAACGAAATGATCTTCTTTGATGCTGACACCTTCTGCCAGTAGCAGAGTAATCATCTCCTTTCCTTTTGTTGCCATATCATCAAGCAGGAATGCTTTGGTGTGTCCCATATTTCTCCTCATTCATTCTAATATCTTTGACAAGTTGTAGCTTGCCTTTGCGTGAATAGTTCTTGATTCCGAGTCGGTAAGCGATCCTCTGAAGATCACATAACTTCTTTTCCATTAGGTCAAGAGATGGATGGTTACGGATCCAGTGTCTTACTCCATCTCTAGCTGCGCAGCTAATAAGAGTATGGAGACGACTCTTTTGCTTTTGAGATGAATCATCCCACAATCGTTCAAACTGTGGACGATTAACCATTGACTCAATACTTCTAAGTTTTAATATTCGATTATGTAATTCCTCCTGAAGCTTAATACATCCCCTTGCCATTATTTTTCCGCCCAATTCTTAAGAGGTTTCTTGCTCCAGTCAATCTCGGCAAGAGGAACCTTTTTGACTAGCCATTTCATGAAGTTACTAACAATATTAGTAACTTTGTTGAAAAGCTCCAGAAGCACTGGAGCCATGATTTCGTCATGAATATTTAATGGTTGGATGTGCCATCTGTTGATGCCTGAAGGTTGAAGATTCCAAAGCTTAACTTGAAGCATCTTAGTAACCTGTGCACCGGCGGATTGGATGACATGATTACCAGCAGCGCGCATGTTTGAGGCTTGAACCTGAAATGCTGCTCCGAAGAGTGCTGAGCGTAGTGCACCACATGCAGTTTGAATACGATCACGACGCATCACTTTGATGTTCATCTGCTTCCACTCTTTAGGTGGATCTTCTGCCAAGTGGAACAGCACTCTACAGATTGTATTTTCAAGGGTGAAGTAACGTTTGAAACCGAACATCGATTCAATATAGTCTGATGGCTCATGCCATTCTACTTTAGTTCCAATACCTCCAGGCTGTCGCATAGAACAGAACATATCAAAAATCTTCTTACGCTCTTGGCCCCAGACTTTGTGCTCTTCGCACCAGAGTCTGAATGCTTCATCGGCATCTTCTTCACTGATTCCGACTCTTGTTTGTAAGGTATACGACTCACCACCATAGGCAGTGGCATATACTCCTTTCTTAGAACGGTCATACTTATCCTTCTCACCGGGCAGACCTTTTGTAGCAAGGATATCTTCGTATGAAAGTCCCTCACTCTTGAAAAGATAGGTGCCAAAGAGAGCATGAATCTTAGTATCGGTTTCTTTTGTCCCATTACACTCTGGGCAGGTGATAGTAACATCTTTTTTTACAACTGTTCCCTTTTGCTTACACTTATGGCATGGCTGCTTCGTAAGAAGCTTAGCACGAAGGACTGGGTCATTATATGCTGCATCCATGAGGCAAATCTCGAACCCTGAGAAGTCTCCTCCGCAGAGAACTAACTCGCCATCAGAGAGGGGAAACAACAATCTGAAAACCTTGTCATGTGGCACCCCTTGAGGATTCATGCCATCAGCACCAGCCATCCTTGTAGACAGTGTGCCAATAACTTTAACACTGGCATGAAAACGCCCAGCGATCAGAAGCTTGTCAATAAATTGGACACGCTTAGCTGCTCGACGTGCTTTAAGCACGGCTGCTGCACGCACGGCTGCTGGATGTGGGATATCTGTTTTGATGAGTCCATCTTCACAATGGAGGCAACCCATACCAAAACAGTCATCACAGACTGATTCTATTTTCCAGGTTGCAATTTCTTCGAGGATAATTCCCTTTGTGGAGACCTGTCCTTTCCCATCACGCATCACCGCTGCTTCTGTGGGTGAGAGAACCTCCTCTAAATAGATCCGAACCTTTCGGTAGGCATTATAGTTAAAGCCAAGCTCCTCACACTCAGCGACCTTAATCTTACGTAACGCTTTGAGACCAGGAATATCAATAGCAAAGCCACGCCAACGAACAGCAGCAACACATGCTGCTAAGATGCTATCATCATCATCTGCATCTGGTTTCCCAAAATAGGCATATAGCTTCTGAAGATACATAACATCATCAGTAGCGTAATCACGTGCAAGACGATTATAGCCCCAGTGCGAGATATGGAGATGAATCTTCTCTGGCCAGGCTCCCTTCCAATCGGCTGGGCTACCAATCGCTAATGCGAAAGGTGCCCACCCATGTTCAAATGGAAAGGCTTTTTTAGGTAGTCCAATATCTTTGAAGAGTCGAATCTTCTCAGTATCAATACCTAGAGCATCATTGGCGAGTGCTTTAAGTGCTGACGATGGTTTGAATCTAAGAACAACATCCTTGAAATCAGGAATAATCTCATCGACATCGTCCTTAATGTCGAAAACTTGCCAACGTCGCTTCGGATCTTTGAAGCGTGCAAAGTAGACATCCTTCAAGGGGATCAAAGATCCGAGAGTATCAGCAAGTGGCTGTGCTAATTGAGTTGGCACTCGTCTGATTCGCACATCAGAACGCGCCATCGTAGACTGGTATGGTCCTTTCCGTGCGTGAAGCATAAGATCAAGAGCACTAACAGGTTTGACACACGGACCGAACCTTGCTTGTAGTTCAAGTAGTGCATACTCTTCAATATGATCTTCTGGCCAGACATCGTAGCCTACCTTCTCACCCAGAAGCTGTAATGTTGTATATGTCTGACAAATATGAAACCAGTCGAATGCAAGATTAAAAGCTACAACCGTATTTTCACATAGCATCTCAATAAGACGGAGTGTCTCTCGGATAGACGTTGTCCATACGGGATGAAGATTGATGTCTCCATCGACACCCTCAGCCCACTGTATAAGAACAGTGGGACCGTGGAAGCCACAGGTCTCAGTATCGAACATTATAAGCATTAGGGCATCCGATAGTTTTGATCTTGCCCTTTCGCGTAGTCTCTTAACGATAGATGATAATCCATTGTCGTAATCTCACCAGCACACCAAGCTAGTGTCCTAGTGATAACACTATTACCTCCAAGATTAGCGAAGATGTGCTTTTGCATCTTAAACATCTCATCACGACTTCGCTTCTTCTTTTCTTGGAGAGTTTTCTCCTTTGACTTCTTAACCTTTTGACGAGTGCCCTTACGACCTTTGAGTTTGTCATCCTTAAACTGCTTAACGATCTCGAAACAACCCTGCTTACCACGAACCTTAAAATGCGAGTAAGCATCCCGGATCTGTATCTGACTCAACCATCCAGCAGCAATCTCTTCCTGAACCTCTACAGGAAGACGCAATACCATATAACGAACCTGAACCCATCCACGAGACATATTAAGACGTTCTGCTGCAATAGTTTCAGAGATTCCAAGAGCCTCAAGCTTTGAGAGTGCTAAAGCTTCTTGAAGGATATTTAATTCCTTACGTTGAAGATTCTCACTCAGATTAAAGAAACGAGCATCTGCCTCATTTGTCATATCCTCACGGATTATGGCTTGAATCACAGTTGCTTTATTGATTTTGAAAGCCGTGAAGCGTCGATAACCAGCAATAAGTAAATACTTCTTACCTGGGTTATCTAGTAGCTTTTGATCTTGAAGAGGAGCTACAGCAACAGGTTGAATAAGTCCTCGCTCCTGAATACTCCTAGCCAAATCGATAACATCAATTGGTAGAATTGGCCCACGACAATTGAAGCTTTGATCGAAAAAGATATCCGTCATCAATAGATCAAAAACCTTCATAGTAGACGATGCAGTCATAATACCTCCGCTTTCACATCGTGAAGTTGTCCCATTGTCAAATTCTGTAATCTCTTTTTCTTTTTGAGATTATCCAGAACAAGCATATCTGTTTTTAACATGATAATGTCCTTAATTATTAGTCCACGGTTTTCATCCATCCCAATACGATGAGCACGATCCTCGGCCTGCATCCGTGCCTCACCATGGTAGCAGTTACTATAGAAAAGCTCTATTGGACTAGCTGTCAATGTTAATGCCCAGCCACCAGCTTGTGGATGTCCAACAAAACAAAGCTTGGGATACTTCTCTAATAGTTTCTTAGCATTTGGATTACTTCTATCCATTGCGTCGAGAAGGATGTCATCATCTAGCTTTTCTCCAGTTGCTGAACACCCAACATAGCCATGTCCATCAACACGGAGTGTTGCCCAACCTTGTTGATGTGCCATACCTACTAAGCGATCAAGCGTGCCTGTGAAGCCTCCCCAAACGATATAACGTCCTACGTCTTCATGTGCATCCAACTCGTCAATGAAGACTTGATCCTTTGGTGATCCGACGGCTTCAGTATCCCGTTTGTAGGTTGTAACCTCACCCTTACCACCACAGTTATCACAGGTTACTTTCTTAAGTTCAAACTCTCCAACCTTTTGTGGAGCCATGATGTCCACATCTTCAACAGGAACCGGAATCTCGACTTCCTTCTTCCCGTAACAGTTGCGGCATTCACTCTTCCCAGATGGGACCTCTATATATTGGAACCCGTCGCTAACTTCTCGCGTAAGCGTAAGCGCCGTAATCGCTCTCTTTGAGCGAGTTTGAATGAGCTTGACCGCTCTAAGAATCTCGGGCGTTGGTTTGACCCGAATAATTTCATACTGCTTTTCAGGAAGATCCAAACAGTCTTTCTTAAATTTGACAAGCACCAATCCTTTCATTCTCTCGTAAAGATAAGAGACCTCGTCTTTACTTCGCTCCCAAGGATGGTAATCATCATCAGCCATATTGATAGCATGATGACGTGGTGCACCTATCATGAGGCCACAGATTTGGCATTTCTTAGGATCATCACGCCAAGTAACCGGATGTGGATACCGGCCACCCGTAATCATGTTCTCACGATACTCTACAACCCGGAGTCGCGCACTGAATTTTCCAACCGTGCCCTCTTTAATGAAGCCTGGACACGCTACCTCGCACTGATGCCACCAATCAAGAGGTGTCTTTGGGGCTGGGGTTCCCGACATGAGAATAATATACGACTCGTAACCATACTCATTCCGCATAGCATTTGCTAGATGCAGTGCTGACATGGATTGCTGTGTTGTTGCACCCTTAAGCTTGGAACACTCATCAAAGCAGATAAAACGTGGAGCCAGGCTTCCAGGCTTCCACAGTTTGACACGTTTCTTCATTCCGTCATAAGTCATCATCTCAGGTTTGATGGTGGCATCCCACTTAACCAATTCACGACTTACGGCTTTAACACCTGCTCGAGGACCGACATACCAGATTTGATGACTCGGGATTTTACTATACTCTGCTGCTTCAATGAACGCAAGTGTTTTACCCGTTCCCGGTTCACACGCAAAGATGCAATGTCTATACGTGATTGCATGAGCTAGCATCTCTAATTGATAATCGTAGAGTGGACGTTGTGTTTTAACATCAATGAGTGGCTTATCAAAATGTGCGTAGGGATTCTGCTCTTGGAGATAAGCAATCTGGAATCTGTTTCTTAGAGAGTCTACAACACTCCAAATCTTACGTGGATTAACATCCTCGAAACCATGATAACGATGGCCTTCCATCGTCTTGATCTCAGCGTTAAGTGATGGCCAATAACCAAATTGGAATTCAATCCTCCCCTTAACATATGAAAGTTTGCCCTTTTTACGATAGTTGCCGCTACGTAGTTTTACTACGACCGACATTGGTGTTGATGCCACCATCTCTTTAGCTTCTCTCATTTTCCGAATAGTTACCATATCCATTACTTCAATACGAACGTCCCATCTTGGAGTTGTTGTTTCTTAAAGCGAGAAAATATCTCACGGAATCCAACTCGCTCAAAATGGGCGATAACATGATTCATTACCCAACGTAGAATAGGATTGGCTGATGTAGTGCAGCCAGCTAAAATAGCACGATACCATTCATCCATCGTGCCGCTGAGTAGTGTTATAAAGTTCTTTCTTTTGGAGTCTGCCTTCCAATAGACTTTAAGAGGCGTGCGCGTCATAAGACACACCGCCTCTTCATCTAGGACTGCTAAAAAGGTTATTGAGAAATGCTCAAAGACACCGCTTCCAAGACGCAATGTCTCTAGAGGATCATTCTCCATATTGAGAGAGCCGAGAAAAGCTGCCGGGTCGTCAATCTCTAGATGACAGCCATCAACCCCACGAGTAGGACTGTATCCAAGATACCGCTGACAAACATCTATAAAGATGCTCCACTCGGCTTTTGAGATTGCTAGAGGATAGATCTCGTAGTCCATACCCACACCCGGGTAGGCTCTACGACTCATGGGTCGTAGAGCCTACCCAATGATGCTACCGAGCCCGAGTTTCCTCTTCCTCGCTGACACCCTCAATATCACTCTTGGGAGGGTTATTGAACTGCTCACACGCTTCAAGCAACTCATCCTTATTCGGCATGTCGAAAGGAGTGCTGCATTCTGAAACTTGTGGTGCATACCACGTATACTTCTTGTTTTTGCACTCTTGAGAGGTAAGACTCGCAGCCTTCTTCAGAAGCGCCTTGACATTTCCAGACTCACGACGTGCTGTCTTCGTGCCCATGAAGAACGTAGCGAAACGCTTTATCGCCGGTATCCAGACAAGAAACTCAGGACCATACATGCATCCCGAATCTCGCTCAGATGCCTTCTTCTGGATACGCTGGAACTCATCACTGTTTGGATCATAGCTACTGATGATAGCATCACCAGTCTCCAAAGCCTTCGGCTGCCAAGTGATAAGCAGAACATCGATATTCTTACCAAGATCATCAAACTTTTGATCTTGGATCAGGGCATAGTGATTAGTCGAAAACTCACCACTCTTACACTTTGCACTGTTGCTCGTAAGCAACTGGAGGCGAGGTAAAAATGCATTACTAGATGCAGCAGCATCCCATTCCTCCTCTGTATGCTTATCGATGTCCAGATTTTCAAGATCTTCGATACGTGCCAATTCGTTTGACATGACTACTCCTATGATGATGATCAAAAAAGAAACGGTTTTAAGGTGCATCCACCTGTGGGAAGAATGAAAAAGTGGGCTTTCACTATGCAATGGAGGATGCACCATAGTCCTGCGAGGACTCGAACCCCGGTCTTATGAGTATCTTAATACTCATCGCTCTACCACTGAGCTACAGGACCAAGACACCGAACATCATGTGCCTACAGGATGTTCGGTGTCTGTTAGGGGTTAGGTAATCGCAGCCTTAGCTTCGGTCGCAGCCGTAGTCGCTTCGTCCAGCTCCTTCGACAAACGAGCAGCCTTCTTCGTGGCACGTTCAGCAGCCTTCTGCTTCTTCTTCTCTTCGCGCTGCACACGACGCTCAGAGTCTTGCGCCTTCTGGACCTCAACAGAATCGGGATCCATCTGGAGCACCCAACGAACGCCCATGGCAAAGCCATCGATAGCGGTCGAGAGACTGTGCTTAGCACAGAGGCTAACACCAACGTTACCTAGCTCATACTCATCTTTCAAAGCCTTGAGCTTCTGGAGATGAGGAACAGGCTGGAACTCACTCGGAGCAACATCCTTACCCTGCTTACGTGCCTCACGTATGACCTTCATACGCTCAGTCGTCTGGGGGATGAACTCATCAGGCGGCAGAGTCATAGCACGGTCAAGCCACTCAGCTTGCTCATCCGGGGGCAGCTTCGCGAGTGCATAAGCATTGGAGAGACCAATCTTACCCTCGTTAACAAGAGTCTTGGCCTGCTCGCTTGCGAGCTTATTTAGACTCAGACGACCAGCAATCCACGATGTGCTCTTACCTAACTTAGCCGCAAGCTCGGCCTCAGTCATCATGGGGTTACGGGTAAGGATACGCTTCAACTGTCGCGTATACTCAATAGGCCGAGTCTCGACCTTATGGATGTTTGCCATGATCTGGGCTTCGAGAACCTGGTCCTCATCCAGATCGACTACATCGACATTGATCTCTTCGAGCCCAGCATCCTTCGATGCATTGTATCGATGCAAACCATCAACCAGCTCATAAAACGAGGTGCCCTCTTTATCGGTTTTCTCACGAACCGAGATGGCACCAATGAAGCCCTTGCTTCGGATTGATTCCACAAGCCCAAGATAGTCCTCAGACTCACGGTTTACGGTGCGTAAAGCGACCTCATTCTCACGAATGTCACTTAGCGCGACCTTTTTCAATTCTCCCATAAAAATCTGATGCCTCCATCGAATGAAACATCACATCCAATTTTGATGTGATGGTAACGACCAACCCCACCCCAACTAGGGTCGTAGAATGATAGATTGTGTTGGGGACATTCACAGTCTCTTTAACGAATATCAGCCCAGATCGTTCGGATAATTCCAAAATTCGTAAACCCTTACCAGGTAAGGACTTACGACAATCCTGACTAACTCTGGTTTCCCTTCCTTATATATGCTATCTTCTCTCTCTTGGAACAATGAACAGAGTAGAAAAGAGGTTAGTAACCTTATTGTAGTAATTGTGGACTTTGTGAGGCAATTGTGGATAACTCTTTTTCTCCACAAAAGAAAAAAGTTATCCACACAATGTGGATAGATTGTGGATAACTTATTTTGATTGATGGGACATCATGATACAACCAACCCGCACTGAAGCGATAAAACGTTTCCTTCTCGCTAGCACCCATAAGGATCTAGCTGAGATGTATCATCATAACATGGAGGTTCAAGTCAATGTAGCCCAAGACGGTGGAGATCGTATCGCAAAAGAGTTTCGAGGTCGCCCGTATCAGGCTTACACGGATGGACATCAAACGTGGAAAGCCTTACGGATCCCATATAAAGCAAAATCGTCACCTGAGTATACAGACGTTCCTATGTCTTTTGATCTTCCTGCCCATGCTGAAGGCATTGGAATGACAGGTTGGGACTGGGTTAATCGTTGTTCAAGATGGGTTGCCTATGATTTCGATGCTATCATCGGTCACTCAGAGAAACATACATCCAAGCTCACAAATGAGGAGCTTGAAGCTGTCTGTAAAGCTGCTTATGATTTGCCTTGGGTAACCATACGTAAGTCTACATCTGGTAAGGGTCTACACCTGTATGTCTACTTGGATGGACCATCAACCCAAAATCATAATGAGCATGCTGCCTTAGCACGAGCAATACTTGGGAAGATGAGTGCGCTTACAGGCTTCGATTTCCGCTCACGCGTTGATATTTGTGGCGGCAATATGTGGATTTGGCACCGTAAAATGGCGGGGACTGAGGGTCTTACGATACTAAAGAAAGG